CATCCATTTAAGATTGTCACTCACGTTTTTACTTTCTTCCTGTGCAAAAGAAGAGAGGACGGCAAGCATCAACTCACCGTCCCCTGACATTGTTTCTATATTTTCTTTTTCAAACCTAACTTCTACCCCTATATCCTTCAGTTCCCTTACCGTTTCTAAAATAATAGCAGTATTTCTTGCAAATCTGGATATGGATTTTGTAATGATTAAATCTACTTTTCCTTCCCTTGCAAGCTCCAGCATTCTTTGAAACTCTGGTCTGTTTTCAGTAGTTCCTGTTATACCTCTATCCGAAAACACACCTACATACTCATAGTCTGGATTATTTGAAATGATATTTTCATAGTATTGTATTTGATTTTCTAGAGATTCTCCTTGCTTGTCATGGTCAGTGGATACTCTTGCATATGCACAGACTTTTTTCTTTGTCTTCTGTACCTTTTTAGTTGGTTCAATAATCCTTACACGCATTGATTTTACTCCTCTCTATCAATTTGGTACTACTATATATCACTCTGAAGGTGATAGAAGTCAAGGTGGAATTTGTCCGTAAATTCCTTGAAAATTTAACTTCTAAAGTGTGTTTATTTCTTATTATCGTTAAGCATCCCCACTGTAGTCTTTATAATATTGTAAATCTCCTCATCTGTAAGCCCTGTACACTTTGCAGCTATTTCCTCAGCTGCATTTGTATGCTTTGTTACTGCATCCCATGCTAATTCTTTCCCAAGCTGCTCTACTTTGTAAACTATATCCTGTGCCACCTCTTTTGTATGATTGTATTCATCTTGTCCCATATTAGCTTTCAAAGCTTCTTGCTGCTGACTCATAAATTCTAGTTGCTTATTATAAAATGAATTTTTATCGTCTTTCATTTTTTTAAGAAGTGTGGTACCATAGCTTACTATTCCTGTAATTGCTAAATACAATACATATGAAATAACATAATTTTTATCTAACATTTTTCATCCCTCCAACTACTTTAATAATGCTTCAAGAGTAAGCTGACCAACCGTTCCATCTGGTGTTAATCCGTTTTTACTTTGGAAGTTTTGAATTGATACTAAAGTATAGTATCCAAAGTTCCCATCAACTCCAGATGTTCCTAAGTTAAAACCTAAATTTATTAATCTTTGCTGAATCCATTTTACAAGTTCACCAGAACTACCTCTTGATATTGTTATAATTTTAGCTATAGCACTATCTGTTGATGTTCCACTAATTCCATCTTCACTTAACTTGTTACCATTTTTATCTGTTATTCCAACTAAGTTACAAGCATGCTGAAATGTCTTTATTACAGGATTACATGATATTTGTGCTACTTTTGAATTTAAACAATTAAATGTATCTGTTCCAGCTAAACCATCTTGTTGAAGTTTATTATCCTGTTGAAATTTATAGACTACATTTTTTGTTTCCTTACCGTAAACACCATCTACAGTTATTGCATAACCTAGCTTTGAAAGTTCTGTTTGAAGTTCTGTAACCTTATCACCTGTATCTCCAACTTGTAACCAGCTTCTATTTTGAATTGGCTGATAGTTTATGGCTGATCCCTGAGTATTTAATGAAGTATTTTTAATATCATCAAAAGGAAACTTATCTCCAGGACATGAAGTATTATATAAAGCTCTATGTGGCTCAATTCGTGATATCTTATATAAATTCATAAGATATTTATTTAACTCAATTCCTGATTGTTTCTGTACTTCTGGCATATCATCTACCATATAATTACCTTCATAGCAAATGCCAAGAGAATTATCATTATATCCATAGCATTGAGCACCTTCTGCATTATCAGGACGACCTTTATAAATCGAACCATCTTTTCTTATAAAATAGTGATATCCCACTCCAATCCATCCTCTTTCTTGATGCCACATTTCAATATCCTCAATTGTACAGACACTAGCTTCTGCATGGTGTAAAATAAGCATTTGAGGTACATTCGTAAAACTAAATGTACCCTTCCAATTTAGATTTGTTTGAATAATATTCATGTTTTATCCCTCCATTTTTTAATAGTGACTTATGAATTGTATAAAAAAAGAAGGTTATAAATTATCTCTATAATCTTCTTTATCTATTCCATCTATTCTTCTATGTGCTGATTTTGTGGATTCTTCAACCCGAATAACTCTTTCTGTAATATCTGATATTTTTCTGTCCTGAGCTCTTATATCTAATCTAATATCATCAACTCCTTTGCTAATGTAATCCAGTTTTGTTTTTACTTCTCCATCTTTTTCTGCATGGTCTTTTAAAACATTGTCACCGTTCTTCCTAAAAGTAGTGTAGCTTATGACAAGACCTGTAAAACCAATTAATACACTGATTGCAACATAATTCATAAAGCACCTCCTTAGTTTTAGTAATTGTTTATAAAGTTTCATTGTGTTCTAATTTTTCAACCTTATTTTCTAAAACTTCTATTTTAGATTGTAGTTGTTGGATAGCTTTCGATAAATAAGGAATCAATACATCTGTTCTAGGATTTAATATTTCAGAACCATCTTCTTGTGGAACACCAAATACAAAATCAGGATCAATAGATTGAAGTTCTTGGGCAACATAACCGTGTTTTACAAATGTTCCATCTTGCTTCCAATCAAACTGTCTATGTTTAATTTGCATTACTTTAGATAAAGCATCTTCAATACTGTCATTTATATTCTTTTTCAATTTCATGTCCGAAGCCCATATATTAATACCCCAAGCACCACTACCATCAGTTGATGTAACTTGTAAATAAGTGTGAGGACTTCCTGATAATTTTATATCACCTACATTTCCACCACCTGTTATTAAGTAACTACTACCATAGGTAGGTTGATTACCCACAAAAGTAGCATTCTTTATATTTTGTATACTAACAAGAGAAGCAATAAAAGTAAGAGTACCTTGCCCAATAGTTGAACTTCCACCACTGGCAATTATTCTAGCATCATAGTCAATATTATTGGCACTTGAATGAAAATCAATATATGGTGTATCTGTGCTGCTGGTCTTTCCGATTTCAATACCAGAAGCAGTTGCAGTGTTTTGTATAATCACTCCATTTCCTGCCGCAGAACCTGTTGCAGTTAGGTCTATTGTAGGAGCACTAACTGTTAATCCAGAAGTATGTGAACTTGCTGTTATATAAGTAGATGCATTATTGTTTCCTATTTCTAAAGTTGTCAAATACTGACCAGTAGGGTCACAAGCATTAAAATCCAAAAGCGAACTAAATGTTGATGCTGTCATATAAGTTCCATATCCCGCTCCAACTGAACCCCCACTAAAATCTCTGTATATACCCATAATATTGTCTTGAAGAACTGCATGATTATTAGCAGAATTTGTTTGTATCTGACAACCAGTAATCGTACCTCCGCTTATTCTATCACCTGTAATTGAACCTGTTTGAATTTGTGAAGCAGTGATAGTATTTGCTGCTATCTGTGAAGATGTAATGGTGTTTGCAGCAATTTGAGCTGCTGTAATAGTGTTTGCTGTTATATTTGCAGCCGTTATTGTATTGGATGCTATCTGCGTTCCAGTAATAGTGGCTGATGCAATCTGAGCCGCAGTAATGGTGTTTGCTACAAGCTTACTTCCTGTAATAACTCCTGCTGCTATTGCTGATGCTCCTATGGCATTTGCCGCTATTGCATTGGCTGTAACTGAATTTGCTGAGAGCTCATTAGCTGTTACCGAATTAGCCGCTAGTTGAGATGAAGTAACACAATTAGCTGACAATTGAGTTGTTGTAATACAATTAGCTGCAAGGGCATTAGTCAAAACACTACCAGGTACTAATAAATCTCCATCTAAAACTGTTGCCGTTGGAACCGTTAAATGTATTCCATTCTTGTTCAAAAATACTAAACAATCTGAATCCGTTAAACTTGGGAAAGTGTTGCTTACTACTAATTGTGTAGGGGATGTATGAAGCCAATAAACATACATATAATTTGTATATCCATCTGCTATTGCATAGGTAGTTCCCTGATACTGCATATGCAGACCTGACCATTGTATACAACCTGCACTTGGTGTATTATCTGAAATTGTATACATCTATATAAGCCTCCTTAGTAAAGCAAATGTTGTGCTAAATTCAAATTTGAGGATGCTACAGCTCCTGCTCCAATTTGAGAACTTCCTACTGCTCCAGCTGCAATATTTGCCGCTTGTACTGCATTTGATCCAAGTGCTGTATTTGTTACTGCACCTGCCGCTAAGGCTGTGCTGCCAACTGCACCAGAAGCAATATTAGTACTTTGTACAGCATTTGCGGCTATTGCTGCATTCGTTACTGCTCCTGCTGCTATATTACCACTCCCTACTGCTCCAGTCGCTAATAAAGGCCCAGTGATTGCACTATTTGCGATATTTGCTGTAGCAACAGCACCAGTGCCTATCTGAGAGCTTCCTACAGTTCCGCTTGCAATTGTTAAACCATGTGTAGCTCTGCCATCACCAATATTCATAGTATGTGTTCCATTAACATTAACGCAAATAATTACGTCATCATCAGTAAGTGTTGGGAAGGTATTACTTGTCTGAAATACAGTATTAGGAGTAGCTGAATATTTCCACCAAACATAAGTTGAGTTTGTATTACCATCTGTTATAGCTACATTTACACCTTTGTAAACCACATTGCAGCCTGTCCATTTAATATAACCAGCACTTGGTGAGTTATCCGTAATAACAAATCCATCAAGTATAGGACTAGCTAAATTTAAGTCTCTAGAGTTTACTTTACTTCTTAATCCTGTCTTTGCTCCTATTCCTACATCCATTAGAGTTTCAATCCTATATTCGATATCCTTTAGAACACTGGCAAACCCCTTAGTAAATGCATCATTCACTGCCTTTTCAATATTACGTGCTAGTTTTGTGTTTTTCTTTTCAATCCTTTTTGACATGAATTATTTTCCTCCCCTAATACATTAAATGTGAAGACCAATTTAATTGAGATTCTTTTATAGTACCAGCAGCTATTAAATCTCCTGTTATAGTCCCTGGTGCAATCTTATCTGCCGAAATACATCCACTTGCTATATTGACAGCTTCTACTGCACTATCAGCAATATTATTACTTTGTATTGTGCCATCTGCAATTTGATTTCCATTAATTTGTCCTACCGTAATATTATCAGCATGTAGATTAACAACATCAATTTCTCCTGCATCAATAGTTCCAGCTGTTATTTTATTAGCTGTTAAACTAACTATTTTAGCATCTGTTATACTACCATCAGCTACTTGTTCTGTATCAACCGCACCTGTTCCTATTAGTGCTGTTGTTATAGCTGCCGCTTGAATATTTGCAGTTCCAATTGCAGCATTTTGTATCTGAGCATTACCAATAGCACCATCTGTTATTTTAGCCTGTGTTATTTGTGCATCTCCAATTTTTGCAGTAGTTATACTTGCATCTTCTAAATCTGCGGTAGTTACGTGTATATAGTCTATATTATCCCAATCAATATTAGTAAGCTTACTGCTATCTACCATTCCATCACTTGTGGTTACACTATCTACAATACTAGAGGTATCTTGGAACCTAACATTCAAAGCATCTAAGCTAGATATTTTATTAGCAAGCTCAACTGTGTTGCGCTCAGGTTCATCTAGATATCTTACAATTTTAACTATTCTCTGTTGTTCTTTAACATTTTTAGTTTTACTAAGTAAAGTTATAAAATCTCCCAAGTCATAATCAAGTATGCTATATTTACCTTGACTAGCATTTGATAAGTCAATTATCGTTGCTCCATAAGCTTTAATTGGTACACTTAAATATGCTAACCTTGTTACTGCATCATCATATAAATCTTGTGCCGCTGTGTAGTTATTGTCCTCCCAATAACCAGTTAAAACCTTATTACTGTATTGGTAGTTTTCAATATAGTTTTTACCATTATTAACACTTGTAATGTCTAGTCCATTGGAGCCTATAGGAATAAGTCTTGTAATATAATCATAGGAATTTCTCTGTATCTGAAGCTTATTTAGATTCAGCTGATCTGAAAAATAAGCCCCTTTATCACTTCCAGCCTTTTGATACACATTTACAATCTTATTTATAGCATCAAAAGTCATCTCACATAAATATGCTCTCTGTATCTCTTGGAGCACATCATAAACCGTACATTTAGTTTTAGTCACATTTCTAAGAATAGTTACGTCACAATTACCTAAACTCCATCCTGTTCCTACTAAGGCTAATTTGACTACATCAGAACACTCTTCTTGAACTGTGTTTATAGAATTTACTGCTGTACCTTGAATTCCTTCTATATTTACTTTACATACATACTCCGTCCATTCATTGTCACTGTCTGCATAATTAACTTCTTTAACTATATACTCATTGTCTTTTGTCCTGATGTAACATTCCTCTTGAATGAGGTCATGCTTAGGGTCAATTATTGGAAACTTAAAAGAGAGAATATCAAGCTGATTGATTTCTCTCTGAATGTAGTATTCTTTATAATTTTTTAGACCTTCTAATTTATTATGGTTTATATCAAATAATTGAAGCATTTAAACACCACCCAGTGATACTTATCTTTACTAATTTTATCAATTCCTTTTAATAAACAATAGCCTATATTTTAGAACCTTAAATCCATCTAGGCTTATATTGAATTTGAATTGTACAATTTGCAGAACTTGTTGTTATTGTATTATTTCCCGGCTGCAATACTGGAAATTCCCACATATCTGTATCAGAGAACTTATTATTACCATTCTCAAGTACCGTGCAATCCTCACCACTTATTACTACTGGAATATTAGCATTTAGATTATTAATAGTTATGTTGTCTTCCCCAAATCCTGTCATGGTTAAACTTATTGTGTTTATTGGAACCTTTACTGTTACTATGGCATCTGTAGCAATATTACCATCTACATTAATTACTTGTGTTAATACATTACTCATAGCTACTGTCAGAGGCGGTTTATAAGCATATCCAGATTGCAATTGAGCTGTAAAAACCTGCTGTAGTCCATTGTATTTCTGTGTTTTACTTGGATTTTGTTGCGTAACATCGTAAGTACAATCATATATAAAATCACTATTATCAGGCTGTATTGTACACCTTTTTAATACGGTAGCAAGATTACTTATATTCTCAGTTACACTTTGCTTTGAATTGCCTCTAAAGAAAAATTTACAGGTTATTAGTTTAAATGTCTCTTTATAACCTACAGCTGTTGGTGCATTTGCTTTTCTTAGCCACTCATCATAGGTTGTAATCTGTGCAACCTGTATATCTACATCACAGCCTATAATTCCATAAGTAGAATGATACAATCCGTTGATAAGCATTAAGAGTTCCTCCTTTGGGCTAGTAAAGCAGCTTGCTTCATAAAGTAGTCAATGTCCTGTTTATTGTTAAAGCCATAATTACCATTAAAATTAACAATATTGGTACTCCCGCCTTGAGAAGTTGTACTAGCTTCTACAGCAGGTGCTGCATAATTCACACCTAAATTCAAATTTCCTGATAGGCCACTTACAGCATTTAATGAACTTTGAGGTATACTTATTGGCTGACTAATAGAATTAGCTATATTTGACATAGTATTCTTTATCATATCGCTATTGTTTTTAAGTCCTTCATTTAGTCCTTGCACTGTAAATCCACCCAGTTCCATCATAACCCTTGAAGGAGAATGAATTCCTAGTGCACTTTTAAAGTTAGAAGCAATACTATTGGCTATATTACCAACAGCACTAAATAAGCCTCCAGCAGCACCTTTTAGACCATTAATAACTCCATCAATTATATCCCTTCCCCAATTTAGAGCATCTCTTGCTACATTTCCTATAAGACTTCCTAAATCATGCCATACGTTAACAAATATATTCTTGAAATCGTTCCATGCCTGTCCCCAGTTACCTGTTAATATGTCTAAACCTACTTTAATAACTCCACTAATTATGCTCCATGCTGTTTTAATTACTCCTGTTATTAGATCCCAAACAAGTTTTAGTTCATCTTTAATAGAATTCCAAGCACTACCCCAAGCACCTTTTATAAAACCAAGTGTAGTTGAAATTGTAGTATATAGAACAGCTACTGCAGGCGCTAAGACAACTTTCATCACATTCCAAACCTCAACGAAAACCTGTTTAATTTCTGGCCATACTTGATTCCAAAAACTTTTCACGGAACTTACTGCCCCTGTTATTGTAGGTCCGATATAATTCCATACATCTGTCACTACTTGCTTTATATCCTTCCAAACACCAGTAAAGGTTTCACTTATACTCTTCCATATTTGTTCAAATATCTGTTTAAACTGATTAAAATTTGTAGGCAGAGTAGTACCAAAATGCTCTACTACCCAAGCTTTTATAGTACTCCAATTTGCTATTATTGCACCAACTCCTGCTACTATTCCTATTACTAAAGTACCCCAAGGATTGGTGATAAGTCCAAATGCTCCTTTGGCTATATTCATTAATCCTTCAATAGAAAATGCCTGCTTAAATCCTCCTAATATTTGTGGTGCCTTTGTTACTATAGTTGAACCCAGTCCTGTAAAAGCAGTTTTTACTCCTACAAATAAATCAGGTATTTTTGTAAATGGATTAGCTAGTTTTGAAACTATATCTCCAAAGGAAATACCCCTAATTAATTCTGGCAATCCTTTTATTCCATCTATAAATATTTTATATGGTCCAGTAATTACTGTTGACATTGCACTTCCAACTTCTTTAAGACCTCCTGTCAAACCTTCAAATGAGCCAAATGAAATATCTTTAAAGCTTAAATTTGTTGCAAAGTTCTTAATTTCTTTTATAGCTTTTTTAGTTGTATCTCCCCCAACGAAGTCCATTAATCCCACATAAGTATTGTGTACTCCTGTTAGTATTGATTCAACAGGTCCGAAAAATAAAAAAGCCCCAGCCAAACCCTTTATTATAGTTTTGGATGCAGCTCCATGCTCAGATATTAAATTAAATAATGTTCTTATGATAGGCATTAAAGTTGAGCCTATGCTTTTCCCAGCATCTATTAAGTTATTTGCAAACTGTTTAATTTCTGCTTGATGACTATTAATCGTTTGTGCAAGGTTTGTAAATGCACTCATTAATGGAGGTATCAATGCCTGTGTAACTGGCATTAATGCATTTGCAAAAGTCATTCCTAGTTGTTTAGTTTCTATTTTTAATACTTGCAGTTGTTCCTCTGTTTCATGTGCTTCTTTAGGATCTATTCCTATACCTTTAACTTGACTTGCAGCTTGTTTAGCTTCTGTATATTGTTCAAGTAAGGGTATTAACTGTTGACCTTTTGTTCCAAGAACCTCTGAAGTAAAAGCCTCATCATTACCTGCTTCACTTGCCTTTTTATATGCTTCTGATAATACCTGAAGTTGATCTGGTAAAGGTAGCAACTTACCATGTGCGTCTGTAAGCTTTACCCCAAATTCCTCTAATGATTTTGTTGTTGCATTTCCCTTTGTTCCTGCACTTTCAACAGCTTTATCAAGCTTTGACATAGTTGATATAAATGGCTGAGTATCTGTATCTGTTATGCTGAATATTTTACTCATTTGAGAAGCTTCTTGAGTAGTTACATGCAATTTTTCTGATAATTCATAGGTAGCATTACCTGCCTCAACAGCTTTGTCCGTTAGTTCAAATAAACCAGCTCCACCTGCAGCTATTCCTACTAAAGTATAAAAACTATTTTTAAGACCATCTAAAAACCCACTCATTTTCTCGTGAACTGTTTGGGTAACTCCTGATAATTTATCCCACCCAGACGATTGTTCATCAATCTTTGAATTAGTATCCTCAAGTTCATTTTTAGTTTTATTCATCTGAGTTTGTGCATTTAGTAACCTAATCTGCATATTTTCTGCTGCTTTGCTATCTTCGCCTTGTGCTAATACTAGCTTTTCATAAGCCTCTTGCAGTGTTTCAACTTTTTCTTTCTGTAATTCAAATTGTTCACTAAGCATTTCTGATTTTAATTCCAAACTAGCTGTATCATTACCAAAGCCATTTACACTGCTACTTGCTTCTCTAAATTGAGCCTGAGCTACTACTAATTGTCTATTTATATCACTGATTGCTGTATTAAAGCCTGTACTATCAAGGCTCACTTTCGCATTTATTCCTATATTTTCTGCTATACTATCACCTCATTTATAAAACCTGGTCAATATATGCTGTTTCTTCAGAGTTATTTTTGTAACCTATCATTTTAAAATAATAAAAGATGTCCATCTCATCAATTTGACTTAATGTCCATCCTTTATCAAATAAAACACAGTAAATTTCAAGCATAAAATCTTCTGGAGAAAGTGTATTATCTGTATCACCTTCTCCATCTATACGTTTGGGTTTAATTCTTTAGCCGCCTCATTTAGTCCACCGATTATTTCTTGTATACACTTATTTGTAGTTAAAAGAATCTCCTTGGGAGATATTCCATCAAGAAGTTCATCTCTTGTAAACTGCTTTCCGTACAAATCAACTATATAATCAGCCATTTCATCAAGTAGAGTTTCTTCATCTAGGTTAGGATTGTTCATTTTCTTTTGTACTGCAAAAGAATTTTTTAGTTTTCTTGATGAAATAAATGGTGTAGCAAAGGATTTCTCCTTCATTTCAGGAACTTCTATTCCATTTTCATCTGTTGTCGTGTTTCCTGTTGGGAATTTTAATGTTAATATCATATTCTAAACCTCCTCTGATAGTTAAAAAAAAGTTTATTACGAACCTAAAAACACCGTAAAATTCACTTGAATAATACGGTGTTTTGCTATTATATCGTTAACAATTAATAATGACACTTGAGTATTTTTTCAACTAAGTGTTTTTCATTGATTGCATTTATCAAAAGCTTTTCCTTTTCAGGAATTTTCTCTGCATCAATTTTATTGTGTACAACCTCTATACATTTTTTAAATTTCTCCAGTTCTTTAGCATTAGGTAATATCTGTTCCTGCCATCTACTCATTATTTTTATATCTTTGTAATCATCTATCTCAAGTATTACCTGATCTCCACCAAGTAAATCTTCTTCATTGTGTGCAATATATTTATCTCTCAAAACTATTATGTAATCATGAGTTTTTTCAATTTCTACTGGCTGTCCTGCAAAATAATCATTTTTTTTAAGCCAAGTCTTACCTTTTACTTCTTTAAACCACTTTGCATATAACATAATTGCATGATAAAAACTAATCTTTCCAAACATCATTCTATTCTGATTGTTAATTATACCACTTCCAACATTATGTATACTATTTAACAGTTCTAAACTATATATTATGGAGCTATGAGCTTCTCTTAAGTTTCTTCTAATCGTATTATAATCCCTATACTGTTTAAAAATACGAACGGTTTTTATATCTTCTTTTGCTAGCATTCCCTCAACTAACTCAATCGCTACTGACATTATGATTATCTCCTTATTCTATATATTTGTTTTTTCTCTATTATAGCATGAATCTTAGATGCTGTATTATTCAATTTTCAAAGAACATCACTAGTATTTTTACTTTTAATATTTATGTCTCATTTTATTCAGTTTTTGTTCAATCTTTTTTACAAAGCTAAACCTTGAATAAAAAAAGAGAAGTTCTATTCCCTTAAGCAGATGTAAAGTTAACAATCACTGGTGCAATTAATGCATTTTTATTTATATCAGTTACAGCAGTTGAAACTACTGAAATATATTGTGTTGCTGCTTCAAGTGGTGCTTGTGGTGTAATAGTAATAATCTTTCCTGTTGTATCTTGGCTTACGCTTACTGTAACAGGTTCACCATTCGATGCTTTTAATAACATAAAGTTATTTGCATTAACATTTAATATAGGTTCACTAAATGTAAGAACTATATTACTATTGTCAGCAACTCCTGTTGCCCCTGCTACTGGAACTGAACTTAACAATGTTGGCGGTGTTGTATCTGCTGGATTATCAACATAATTAAACCAATTTGAACCTATAGCTGGAGAATAATTAGGATCATCATCTTCACATATCCTCTGATATTCACCATCATACAATCTATCCAAAAATGTACCTTTAATTGTTGGATTCTGTACTTTTACTTTATCTGTCATAGTTTCTGCATCTGAATCTACTGGCTGGAACATTCCTTTAAGTAGCCAAATATATCTATAGTGTTTTTTATCACTTTTAAGTGCCTTAAATCCTATAGCCACAAAGGGAGCAGCATCAGTTTTTTTCTTTACAATTAGACCATTTGAATAAGTGTGCCCTAATAAATCCGCCTGAACTGATAAAGATAAATCTCTAACATTGAGTTCAACATCAACTACTCCAATTGTTTGTATTACATCGCCTGCCGCATCATCAAAATATTGCACATCTGTAGTAACTTTATTTGTTATCTTTGCACTTATAGCCCCCAAAATAGGCTTAACTGCTGAATACTGAGGTACAGTTTGTCCGTCATCCGTTGTTGTTAGTATTGCATAAACTAAATTCTTTAATCCAATTGATGGAGTACTCATCTATTATCATTCCTCACTTTCATTTGCTATTGTTATTGAATATCTCATATGTTTTTCATATACTTGGGTATCATTATCATCATTATATTGGTCAGTTGAGGCTGTTCTAAAGAAGCCTATGCTTTTCATAAGAGTATCTACCTCTATTGCTATATCACTTGTACTTTCATTCTTTGTGTATATATCAATTTGAATAGATATTTCACTTTCTTGTTCTCCATCATCAGCAAAATTTGCACCTACATTATCCATTTCCCAAAATACTAACCGTGGAAATTCATTTGCATTAGGTGCCATAAGTTGATAAATTCTGTTATAGGTAACACTGTTATTAGTAATAATTCCTCCAAGCAAAGAAATAAGCGTTGCATCATTTTGCAGCGCTTCATATACTTTAGGTTTTATATTTATCATAGTTCTAATCCTTCCTTAAGTGTTTTAACAATTGCAATCTTTACATTATCTTTTTCTTCTGCAATTGTTCTTCCAAAAGGAGCTCTTGCCGCCATCTTAACTGTTCCCCATTCTATAAATTTTAAGTAAAAGAACTTTGAGGTATCTCCTTTATTAGGCCCTACTAATACATAAGGTACACCATTTTGTTTTTTTACTTTACTTATTGCAATATGGTCTGCTACATGCTCTTTAGTTAAATTACTTCTAGGTATTTTAGGAATAACACCGCCAAGAATTATTTTTGCCCCTTCATTAAGTGCATCATTAACAATTAAATCTGCTTTACTATCCATAGCTTGTAGTTTTTCAATGAACTCCTCCATTCCTTCTAATTCAATCCCACTAGCCATTTTGTATTTCCTCCATACAAGCTAATTGTAGTTCTCTATGTTCTCCGTTAGTATCAATAACATATTTTATATTGTAGTTTTTACCTAAATAAACCACTCTCATTGTGGCATCTATTTGAAACTTTTTAGGATATCTTATATAAAATACTGTGTTTATTTGAGAGGTTGAAGCTGCTGCATTAAAGTATTTTGAACCATTTATTGCTTCAAAGGATGCCCAAAATGAAGCATAATCTTCCCACTCATCCGTTGATATACCTTCGCTATCATTTGAAAGATTCTTATTTTGGATGGTAATTTTATGCCTATACCTACCTGGATTTATGTCTATATCATTTACATTCATATACTCTGCTCCTATAAAATAGTAATTTTGTCTTTTAACAATAAGGTTGTTACTGCAAAACTGATTTCTTGTGGGGTAACTCCCCTAAGATTATTTATTACCATTCTATTTTCATACCAATGGCTTATTAAAAGAAGCATAGCTTGTTTTATTCTTCCAGGTATTTTTGTTCCATTATCACCATAGCCACAAGTAAAGTTAATTACTATAGGATCTAATGGGTACAACAAACATACAGGAAATATCTTCCCAAAGGGTGGTGATATCCTTCCAAGTATTCCTCTACTACTTACAACATAATCAATTTCAGGCTCCATTGTTGTAACAACTCCAGCCGAATCTTTATAAATTACACTATTAACAGTTTGTAAATTGCCTTTTGGTATTTCTATAATGCTATCACTTAAATTATTGTTAAGTGAATCTGTTTCATCTATAGGGAACTCTTGAAGAGATAGTTCTAAAGTCTGCGTTATATATGCTCTATGCTGATATTCCTCACAATACTCTCTAGCAACTATTATAAGTGAACTTATATAAATATCATCGGAATCATCAGAAACATCATCGAGCCTTAAATAAGCTTTTACTTCTGTTAATGTAAGCGGTTCAACAGCTGGTGGTGTTATTAGCGTTAAATTATATTCTTCCATTTAATTAAACTATTGCACTATCTGATATTTCGGATATAAACCTGCCTTCAGTTAATACCGCAAGCACTCCACCAGTTATTGCTCCAACTACTTTTTCAACTGATTTTAGTCTTACATAATTGTAACCAGTTGAAGCAAGCATTTCATTATCAACTTCAATTTTATATATTTTATCAGCTGCTGCTGATGTTTCAAATCCTGTAGCATCAACTGTTTGAATTATTGGTCCAAAGATATCTCCTGCAACACATTCCTGATAATAGAAAGGAATTGGTTCTGTGTTTGTAGGTGTAGTGTCAGAGCAAGCTTCCACAGTTATTTGTGCTTGACCTTCTGCACCAGCTCCACATTGCATTAAAAAACTGCAATGCCCCCAATTTTTCATATTTATAATGTCTGTTGCTACAGTCCCAGCAAAAGCATTATCTACTGGCGGAAGTGCATTAACTACATGATATAATTCTCTCATTGATTTTCCTCCTCAAAATTTAATAAAGGGTAGATTTCCACCCTATTAATTTCTTGCTCCTAATGTTACAAATGGTGAAAGATTATTTGCACCTTTATAAGGCACTAATGAAGTTTTCCATATTGGTTGTCCATCAACTCTGTATATAAATCTAAACACACTTTCATCATAAAGAAATCTTACATGTATAGAAGTAGCAGAATTTATACCACCTTTATCAATTAGTAGGTACTGTGAAAGATCGACAAAGGATATATCTCCTACTGAGCCAAGTGAATTAGCTTGTTCAACTTCAATTACTGGTCTTCCAAATAGTGTTCCATAAGGTTCTGCTGAAACTCCACCTGGTGGCATATAAACAGGGTATGCATTATTACCAACACTTATATTTAAAGTGTACAGTTGAGGCACTATATCTTGATTGATAAGCCATACAGCATTCTGTTTACTTCTGCTCCACATGTGAGAATATAGTTTTACTATATTGTTGAGCAAAATTGAGCCTGCTGCCTGTCCTGATTCTTTTGCTACAGTTACAAGAGCACCACTATTAAGGAATCCAAGTGGCATACCTGCTCCGCTACCATTCATTATTGCATCATCCATTTTGAAGCCAAATTCTTCTGCGAAGGCCTGAGATATTACTGCTTCAAGAGCTGTAGCATCCTCTAATAATTCATCCGTTGCATAGCAAAGACCAGTTAACTTCTTTAATTTCAATTCAATTTTATTAAACTTAGGCTTCTTCCCTGTGAAAGTATCGGCTTCATTTTCCCAATAAGCCTGAATACCACCCCAACGTGATCCATCTTTTCTGCTTGTTTCATCTACGCCATTAGCAACAAGTCCATTTTTACCAGGGCTAATAGGAATTTTAGTACAACTAGGAGCTAAAACTCCAGTATCATAAGTTTTCTGCAATAATTGTTCTGCAAAATCTTGACCTACTAGAAATCCTCCATCAGAAGGTACTTGTTCACTCATTCCTGATGCTGAATCTCTATAAGTTAAGCGTGGATCAATCTTTCCACCTGGTTTAGCTGAATCATAAACAGCTTTTAAGAATTCACCGTTACTATTCCACATTTTTTTAGTGTTATCTTTTGGTTCAGCATACAAAGGTATATTAACTGGCTTCTTTTCAGCTTCTGCTTTAACCACCTCCTCTGCTTCTATTGCATCAATCTGTTTTTGTGCTTCAATTTTTGCTTTTAAAGCTTTAATCTCACCAAGTTTTGCATTTATTTCCTCAGCTGTAGCATCTTCTTTAGTTATTAAATTCTTTGATTCAGTTTGTAACTTAGCTAATTTTTCTAATAATTCTTTCAATTTTTCTTCCTCGCTTTCGTATTTTAGATATAAAAACAGCCTTAAAGTTCACACTCTAAAGCTAATTTTGCTTTTATTGATTCTATATTTACTTGGTTTTCTAAATGTAAATTATCTTTTGGCTTTTCTGCTTTCTTTTCAGTAACTTTTGATTGGTTACTTATCATTTCTTTAAGTCCTTCTATAGAATTGAATATTTCATTAATGTTTAATCCTGAAACTACCTTTTCAATATAATTTACCTTGTTTTCTATTTCTTCCAATTTATTACTTGAACCCAATTTATCTTTTCTAAAGTTTTTAAACCTTGTTATATCTACATTTAAACCATTGATAGCAAAGGTTTTATCATTTATTGAGGCAGCAATTTGTTTATCTTCTTCAATCACATCAGCAAAACCATTGGCAACAGCTTCTTCTGCTGTCATCCAAGTTTCAGCATCTAATAATTCTATTATTTTCTCCTTATCCATACCTGTCTTATCTTGATAAACTGCTATAAGACTTTCACCAATTTTATCAAGGTCATCTGCAAGTTTTCTAAAATCATTTGCGTTCCCCATTCCGCCTGTCCACGGATTATGCACCATTAGCATTGCATTTTTAGGCATAATAACCTTGTCTCCTGCCATAGCAATTATACTTGCAATGCTTGCTGCTAAGCCATCAACATAAACATTTACTGTTGCATTATGTCGTTTAAGCATGCTGTATATTGCTTGACCAGCAAATACATCACCTCCACCAGAATTAATGTAAACATTCAAATCAGATATATTTCCTAAACTGTCTAAATCTGCTTTAAAATCTTTCGGAGTAACTTCATCACCCCACCAAGTAGCATCTGCTATGTCTCCATACAGCATTAAATCTCCTGCATTATTTCCTTTGGCTTTAAATTGCCAAAACTTTTTGTTTTTCAAAGTATTCACCTTCCTTCTACAGTTATATTGGACATAATAAAATACCCATGTCTTATAACATAGAGCTGATTATTTTTGTTTTATCATATTCAAAATTTTATTAGCCGCCTCATTTTTAGATTCTTCTTGCCTTTTAAAGTAATCATTTGCCTCAGTTGCATCAATACAATTCAATGGCTGCATATAAATATCTCCACCCTCAACAGCAGGCATATTCTCAAGCCTTCTTATATCATTAACACTTAACCAGCCCCACTGTCTACCTTGAGCATAATATGTTGCTCTGCTTGTTATGTCTCCTCTTAAAAGTGCATCCACTTTAAATTCTATATAATACCCTGCTTTCCTTTGAGCAGGTGTTAGTAGTTGCATATTTATATTATCTTCCCATCGATTAAACCAAGGAAGCATAGTGTACATTACAAATTCAAGACTCTGTTGCTCTATATTTGAAAATGTTGAATGCCCCAGCATTTGAATAAGATGTTGTGGCACTCTATATATACGGCAAATGTCTTCAATTTGAAATGATTTACTCTCAAGAAGTTGTGCATCAGCTGGATTAATCGAAAATTGCTGAAACTCTAATCCATCCTCAAGTATCATTGGTGTTCCAGTATTCTTAAGTCCTGTATAATTCTTTTTGAGTTCTTTCTTAAGTCTATTGAATGCTTCTTCGCTTAAAGTTCCAGGATGTTTAAAAGCACCGCATGAATTGGCACCATTTTGATAAAAATTAACTCCAAATTGTTCATAACATATGCCAAGTCTTATAGCTGAAGCAGCATAGGATATTGGAGACAAACCAATAATACCGTTTAAACTCATATTAGGTACATGAAGAACTTGATCTCTTGTAAGAGTCTTCTTATTAGTACCCATAGTTATAATATAAATTAATTTTTGTGTATCTGGATCTCTCTTTATTTCAACATTATTATAATTGTAAGGATATAGTCCAACTAAATTACCACCATTATCAACAAGTCTTTCACATACAGCATTTCCATTTAAATTAAGAGATGTCATGCAAGCTTCCTTAAAATTAAAAGGTGCCATTTCATCATTGGGACTATTATGTAATATATCATAAATCGCTAGATCATTTGCTATCTCCCTTTCTCCGTTTGGCTTTTTCCGATACAACATAGCAGGTGTATTAGCAAATGCTTCTGCAAGAACCTTATTACAAGCAAAGACCGCTGTATATTTTAAGGCGGTATCCTGATCAATATTTATTCCCGATACATCATCGTCTAAATCTGCTCCTGTCATAAACCTTTGAACATATTCGCTGAAACTTTGTCCTAAAATTAATTTTGAAAATGCCTTCTGTACTCTGTTCAGATTCTCACCACCCTTACAATAAACTTCTCATACCTCTTGCTTCATAAACCCATCCTTTTGCTTCATGTCTTATTGATCTATCTAGTGCCATAATAAGTGCTACAGCACCATCTATTTTTTCTGTAGATTTCTCTTTATCAGGTTTAATATTTCCTGCAGGATCTGTTCGCACAAATATATTATCCATCATCCACTTTAAAACTGGGTGCCCACCGTGAGCCAGCTTCTTTTCAAGAGTTATTTTCATAAGTTCCTTTGTTGGTGGACTCATATCCTTATACCCTTGTCCAAAAGGAACTACCGTAAAACCTAACCCCTCAAGATTCTGTACCATCTGAACAGCTCCCCAGCGATCAAAAGCTATTTCCTTGATGTTATATTTCTTTCCTAGTTCCTCAATAAAGGTTTCAATAAAGCCATAGTGAATAACATTTCCTTCTGTAGTTTTTAAGAAACCTTTTTTCTGCCACACATCGTATGGTACATGATCTCTTTTTACTCTAAGCTTTAAATTATCTTCTGGAATCCAAAAATAAGGAAGAACATAATATTTATCATCCTCAGTTGTTGGTGGAAATATTAAAACAAAAGCTGTTATATCATTTGTACTTGAAAGGTCAAGTCCTGCATAACACTCTCTTCCCTTAAGTTTATCTGCGTCAACATCAAAAGAACATTTATCCCAAATATCCATAGGCATCCATCTTACCGATTGTTTAACCCACTGGTTAAGCCTTAGCTGCCTAAATATATTTTCTTCTGCAGGATTTTCTTTAGCACTTTGGATCGCTGTTCGAACCTTTTCTATATCTATAGTATGACCAAGTGATGGGTTTGCTTTGTACCAGTTTTTCTCATCAGTCCAATCATCATCATCAGCTATTCCATAAATTGCAGGGTAAAATGACTGGTCTATTTTCCTACCTTCAATGATATCTATTGCCTTTTGATGTTGCTCAAAGCATATAGAATTTCTATCTGTACCTGCTGTAGTAATTAAAAAGAACAGTGGTTGAGTTCTTGCATCTCCTGAGCCTTTAGTCATAACATCAAATAACTCTCTATTAGGTTGCGCATGAAGTTCATCAAAAACAACTGAATGAACATTAAGTCCGTGTTTTGTATAGGCTTCAGCTGATAGTACTTGATAAAAACTATTTGTTGGTTTATACACTAATCTTTTAACTGACATTATTGGTTTTATTCTTTTCTTAAGTGCTGGACATTGCTCCACCATTTCAACAGCAACATCAAATACAATAGAAGCCTGCTGTCTATCAGAAGCACAGCCATAAACTTCTGCTCCCCATTCATTATCACCACAGGTCATTAATAGTGCTACCGCTGCTGCAAGTTCTGATTTACCATTCTTCTTTGGGATTTCTATATAAGCAGTATTGTACTGACGATATCCATTTTCTTTCACATTACCAAATATATCTCTGATTATTTTATCTTGCCAAGGAAGTAAATCGAAAGGAACACCCCTCCATTGACCTTTTGTATGCTTTAAGCAGTTGATAAAGCGAATGGCTCGTTGTGCTTTTGCTTCATCAAACATTTATTAACCTCCTAAAAATGTGTATAAAAAAGACTAGGACAAATCCTAGTCTAATATTATATAAAATTATTAACGATAGTTTCTATTTGTGCATCTGTTATTACTTTTAGATTTTTAGCAATTTCTAAAACACTACTTCTAGAATCTTCTTCCGCACCTTCCTGCCCCTTCATTGTAGCTTCACTATATAGCAAATCTGACAGATTCCTTAATGCTGACTTTAAACCTGAACTACTACAATTTTTAATATTTATTTCATGAATGATGATATAATCTAATAGTTTATATGCCTCAAGAGTATGCTCTCGTGTCCAATTCCCACCTTCCATAAATAAATCAATTAACCGTGTTGTATAATTTTTCATAATTTACTCTCCTAAAAATTCTTATTAATATAATTAAATATCTACTATTGCCATTCCACCTATACCTTCTTCTTTTCTATAGCTAGTTGGTATATGTGTATACTGATTATCTTCTTTTGAAAATTCCCATATATCGATATCATCATTTATTTTTATATATTTTTGTATTTCATCATATACCCCTTTATTACAGTTCATTATAAACATCGTACAATCATCATGAAGTTCAAATATATAATACGAATAGTTATTTGAGTTCTCGTATAGTCGAGCTGTATAATGTAGAAATGAATAATCATCTAAATGTAATGTACTAAAATTAAGTGCAGGGGTATTAAAAGTACATTTTAACTCTTTACTAGAAATTAATTTATCTACTGTTGGATTTGGGAATCTTTCCATAATGCATTCTCCTTACTTCTAAACTCTAATAATATATATATAAACTTTTAAATGCATTATTCTATAGAAGCCAAATTTCATAGATTATGTTTTAAGCTTATGCATAATTCTAAAACCTTATAGTTTTTTATATGGTAGGAATATCAACATATTTTTGCTTCATCATACATTATTTCATCTCTCCCCTTAGCATAATTTCCATAGGGTCAAAACTATCATTAGAACCTTTATCTGTAACAATCCTACTTCTTGACGATGGTGTAAGTCCAAACTGTTCACAAAATTTAATCATTATCTTAAGATAAGATTGGGCAATAGACACCTGTGGCACTTGTTGCCAATAACCACTTGGTGTTTTAACAATTGTTCCATGCTTTGATATAAATTCTTCTGCCTGTTTCCAACGTGCATAAGCCTCACAATATCCTGCAAAGGCTGCCATATCAACTTCTGTTAATATACCAAGATCCTCAAGCTGTTTTGCTACCCTTCGCCATTCCTTTTTAGCTTCTGCATCAAGCCACGTTGGACACTTTGGTGCTTTTTTATTTGGCTTTGGTTCAAATTCATTAAGTGCTCTTTTACCTGGATTGCCCTCCAGTTCCTTTACTGCCGTTGGCTTTGGCTTTCTTCCTCTTTGTGCCATAGATTTCACCTCCAATCTTTAAAATTTGGCATAAGAAAAGAGCCTACTATTGTAGACCCTTTATCTAATTTTCTTTTTGTATTTAACCTCTTATATTTTTACTATTTACTTTAAGAAAAGCATTCTGAATATGAAATCATTAGTGGTTTTAAATTGATTCCGTTATCACAATACCCTTTAGCAATAACATTAAAATAATATTCTGTTGGTGATGCCACCATATTGGTATATTTATTTGCCATAATATAAACCATAGCTATTTTAGCTTTACCTTTTACCTTAATCTCAACTTCCTTTTTAATGTATAGCCGAGGATAACCCTCATATAAATCAAGTGCTTTTTCACACTCCTCAGTTATTTCCCATAGAACAATTGGTACTGTTCTATTCTTACAAGGTTCAATATTTGCAACACCTTTATAATTCCCTCTAAAAGTTAACTTATAACCATCAAGTGTTCCTGTTCCTACATTCTTAGCCTTTGGACACCTCTGACTCATTTGCTCCAAATTCATATTTGACCCATATGCAACATACAGCTTTGTTTTTCCTGCCATTTATCATTTCTCCCTTTATAATATTTAGTTTGCCACAAAGGGGCTGTGTTTCCCCTTGTGGCTGTTATTTTAGTTTCAAGCAACCCTAGGTGTTCTCCAAGCTGCATCCCCATCAAGGGATTTCATAAGGTGCTGTCTGCAATTTTTGAACTCATCTCCTATAAGTCCGAGTCTAAGTAGCCAGCATCTAAATGTATATTTTTCGTTATCAGTTTTGGTACGTTTTGCACTAGCACTCTTTTGCCTTAATGCTTGGTTACTTATTGCTAGGCAAAAAACTATATAGCTTCTGATTTTGCCTGAGTGCATGGTCCCATTAAAAAGTCTAAATTCAATTGTGCCCTTAGTAAAAGTACTGTGCAAATTTAGTCCATGATATCTACTGGAGTGATAATGCTTTCCTCTGCTTTCAACACCGTAACCGCTATACCAAATATCCGCCAGTTGTTTTAAGGTTTTAGGTTTTTTCTTATTTATGGTTTCAATCAAATTCTCGTTAACCTTCTTGCAATATCTAACTCTTGCAGGGTCTATCTGGAGACTTTTGTAAATCAAATCTTCCTTTGAAGCCATAAGGTTAACCAAGTTCTTTAGGGTGTTTGGTGTGTGTTCTTTTGCACCTATGTGAATATGAATACCGCATTGAAGCTTGCTTTCACTTACCGCACCTGCATGCCTAAGTTGCCTAATAAGTTCTTGCAGTGTTTCAATGTCCTCATCATATTTTAAAATTGGTGTTACTAGTTCCACACTATATTCCTTATTTGCTGATACAAGCTTTCCTCTTGAGGTTTTCATGGTTTGGATGCTTGCATCACTCATTATTTTCCAAACCCTATTGTCTGGTGCTGTTACCTTGTAGGTATCGTAGTTGTCAAGAGTTCTTTCAATTGTTCCACCTAAAAACTTTGCTGCAACTTGTGCGGCTTTCTTTCTGGTAATCCCTGTCATTTCAATTTCTACACCAATTGTTTGGTTTTTCAATGTTTTCTACCCCTTTCAAAGTGTGTTTATTACCTTTTGGTAGTGTACATATTACCTCTGAAAGGGGTACATAGCCAGTTATATATGCTAGATTCTATCATAATCTTAACGACATATTTGCCTAATAAGACCAAAAGAAAAACCACCTTTTGGTGGCCTTTCTTCTACTTTTCTATTGCTGTGTACTTTGGGTATGTGTAGCCTTCGGAATCTACTAAAATGCTTTTATTTGTTTTAGTATTTTTAACTCTTATGCATCTTAGTTCTCCCTTTTCGTTGCATCCCCCGTCCTTTTTTGTTATCCAAGGCTGGTCTTTACAAAGGTTTTGCTCAAATCCTTTAAATTCTTCATCGCTTAGTTTAATTTCTTTTGTAACCTCGTATGTTTCTCCTTGAAGTCCATCTTTTTTTGCTTCTTTTGTAAACTCCTTTAGTTCATTTAAGTTTAAAACCTTTCTTCCAAATAATGCTTTCATTCTTAATCCTCCATGTGTGTTTTTTTGTTATACTATATATCACTCTAAAGCACACATATATCAAGCATTTTATTCACTTATAAGTAAACTTTTTTACACCACTAAATCAGGAAAGGTCGTACTGCTTACACTCTTCCTTTAAAACATCTGCATACTTATTTTTAACCCCATCTCTTACAACAAATACATTACTATCACTACCAACCTGCTCGATATATCTTTTCACTATTACATCTGCATACTTTTCATCAAGTTCAATAGTATGGCAAATTCTATCTGTTTGCTCACAAGCAATAAGAGTTGATCCACTTCCACCAAAGGGGTCAAGAACAATAGAATTAGTTAAACTTGAATTTGTTATAGGATAAGCTACTAATGCTATTGGTTTCATTGTTGGATGGTATTTTGATTTTGTTGGTCTATCAAAATTCCAAGTGGTTCTTTGTTTCCTATCCGCATAGAACTTATGTCCAGCAGTAGGCTTCCAACCTACAAGCACAGGTTCGTGATTATATTGGTAATCACAACGTCCCAGTACTGGTGAGTTCTTTACCCAAATACAAGTTTGATGACAAAAGAATCCTGCATCTTTAAAGGCTACTCTAAAATTTACAGTTTCCTTATCAGCATGGAACACATAAATAGAACCACCATCTGCAAGACTTTCATACATACCTTTGTAGGCAGAAAGAAGAAATTCATAAAACTTCTTATCCTCCATATTGTCATTTTGAATTGTACCTGCTTTACCTTCATATGCGATATTATAGGGAGGATCTGTTACAACTAGATTTGCCTTCTTTCCATCCATAAGCTCTATATAAGTTTCAAGTTTTGTGCTATCACTACAAATTAAACGATGCCTACCTAGTAACCAAACATCACCTTGCTTTGTAATTGGCGTTTCAGAAAGAGGTTCATCAAAACCATCTTCTTTTACTCCTTTAGGATGCATTTCATTAAACAGTTCATCAATTTCTGGTGGATCAAATCCCGTAAAGGATGTATCGTAATTAAGAGATTGTAAGTCCTTAATTAAATCAGCAAGTAGTTCTTTATTCCACTCACCACTTATTTTATTGAGAGCAATGTTAAGTGCTTTTTCCTTAGTTTTATCTACATCAATGATTACACAATCAATCTCTGTAACTCCAAGTGTCTTTAATACTGATATTCTTTGGTGACCACCAATTACTGTTAAGTCCTTATTTACGATAACAGGATCAACATAACCAAATTCATTTATACTATTCTTAATTTTTTCAAACTCACTGTCCCCTGGCTTTAACTTTTTCCTTGGATTATATTCAGCTGGTACAAGAGAATCTATTTGTAACTTTTTAAATTCCATTATCGTTCCTCCAAAACCTATCTTTTATATAGCAGTTATGACTACAATACTTCCGTTTCTTATTACCATAAACGGTAAACTCTTTGCCACAGTGAGGACATGTATATTTATAAATAGCATCTTCACTTTTATTTCTTTCGCTTTGATTTTCACGCCACCATTTCCGCCTGCACTCTTCGGAGCAAAATCTTCTGCTTCTCCCTTGGTCTTTTTGCTTAATAGGTTTTTCACAACAAACACAAAGTAGATTTTTCTTTATTTTTTCTTCAATATTTAACGCAACAACACATGAAGCCCCATCTAAATTATTACGCTTACAAAAGCTTCGAATGCTATCCCTAGACAATCCTAAAAGTGCTGCAATCCCTTTGTATCCAATACCTTTTAATCTTAATTCTCTTACTTTTTCTTTTTCATAATCCTTCATGTGTGCTGCTCCTTTAAATAAACTTATACGCAATAAAAAAATAACCACAAACCCTTGTAGCTACTTAATTTGAACTTTCTATTTTGCGATTTCTTAGTACCCCCCCTTGCTTAATTCTGCGAAAATTCACGTGAAGGGAAGCACCCGGCCTTTTGCAAAGGGTTTGTAGGGATTTTGACCCCCTATCCCGTTCTCATTATCCACAACTTATCCATACGTTATACACAATTTACTGTTGATAAGTCTAATAAGAGTAAACTCTCCCGTTCTTTCCCCATCGCCCATCTTCCCTAGCGGTCTTCTTGCTATGACATCTATGACATAACGCTTGAAGATTCCTAATATCCCAGAACAATTTTTCATCTCCCTTATGTGCCTGAATATGATCCAAATCAGTTGCAGCTTTAATAACACCTTTAGCTTTACACTCTACACAAAGAGGATTCTCTTGTAAAAATTGTTTCCTTAACTTCTTCCACCTGCTTGTATTGTATAAATGTTTAAAAGGTCTGCTTGTCCTATTGTATTCAGTATCAACTTGTTTTTTATGCTTATCACAATACCTTTCTTCTGTTAATTCTGCACATCCTTGAAATCTACAAGGTTTTCTTGGTTTTCTTGGACACATATCTACTTCTCCTCAAGTATCTACCTTTACAAGATGTTTTTGCTTTAGAAACAACTTCTGTTTTCTTTTCTGTTACAACTTTAACTTTGCTTTCTTCTTTCATGATGCATTTAGGAAAGATACACATCAAAATGTCTGTACTTATCTTATTGCTCCAAACACATCTTTTACATTTATGATTAGCCATATATATTCCTCCAAATAGAAAAGCACCCGCCATTTTCACAGCAGATGCTTCAATCTTTAATTTCCATAATACTATATTAGCAGATACCGAAGTAACAAAGGTAACAACTTCATTTTCTTTTTAAAAATCTATTTACTATCATTTGAACACTCTTATCACTGTTTCCCCCACCAATGCTATATGCAACTTGTGACCAATCAAGTCCGTTTATATATCTTAGTGAAATGATCATTCTTATTTGGCTATCCTCGATACTTTCTATGTATCTGTTAAGCCTATTAAGTTCATAGAAACACTTCTTCAAGTTTAAGTCTAATAACTCCTTAAGATCTGCAATCTCTGCAGCATATTTACCAACCTTATCTGAAATGCCAGAAGCATGTGGCATACCTGTTATTCTTGAAGAAGTAGAGGTGGCAATACAATCTAGCTCTGTTATTCTGCTTTTTAGTTGTTCAATTTCTCTGTTTAAATAATATAGCTGTGATAACTCTTGTTTAGTCATTAAGTCCACCTCCAATTCTTGCTTTAACTGCATTTATTAAAGTATCTTGTCCTATTTCTTTTTTACTTAAAGATTTTATAACATCTTCGTCAATTGTCCCTTTAGTAATAATGTGATGAATGATAACTGTTTCTTTTTGTCCTTGCCGCCATAGCCTTGCATTAGCTTGTTGGTATAATTCCAAACTCCACGTTAGTCCAAACCATATAACAGTACTTCCACCAGCTTGAAGATTAAGTCCATGTCCTGCTGAAGCTGGATGTGCAAGGGCTATTGGTATTTTACTATTATTCCATTTTGAAATATCCTCTGATGTGTTTAATTCAGCCACTTTAAATTTAGTCATTATCCTATCCTTATCATGCTGATAAGCATAAAATATTAGAACTGGTTTTCCATTAGCTACTTCGATTAAATCCTCCAATGCATCAAGCTTTTTGTTGTGAATGTTCTTTATCTTTTTAAATTCATCATATACAGCACCATTTGCCATTTGAAGTAACTTATTTGAAAGTGCTGCTGCATTTACTGCATCAATATCGCCATCTGTAAAAGGTAATATCATTTCCTTTTCTAATTTTTGATATAGAGCCTGTTCCTTTTCTGACATTTGAACTTCAACTACATTATCAATTCGCTCTGGCATTTTCAAATAATCACAGGCTTTCATGCTAACGCAGATATCAGAAATCTTATTATAAATCACATCTTCTGCTCCCTCTTTTAACTTATAACTAAAGATTACTTGCTGATTTCTCTTGTCAGGAACGAAGTACTCATTTCTGTAATTAGTAATAAACCTTCCTAACCTTTCACCCATATCAAGTAAATTTATCTGACTCCACAAATCCATTAAACTATTTGGTGCTGGTGTACCTGTAAGTCCTACTATTCTTTTCACCTTAGATCTAACTTTTCTAAGTGCCTTGAACCTTTTAGCTGTAGGTGATTTAAAACTTGATAATTCATCTATTACCACCATATCAAAATCAAATTTATTATTTTCACAAAGCCACTCTACATTTTCACGATTAATAATATAAATATCAGCATTACGTGCTAGAGCCAATCTTCGTTCCTTTTCACTGCCTAAAACTTTTGAAATTCTAAGTCCTTTTAAATGCTCCCACTTTTCACACTCTTTACTCCAAGTATCATGTGCTACTCTAAGGGGAGCAATTACAAGTACCTTTGAAAACTCAAAATAATCAAATAGCAAAAGCCAAATAGCCGTTAATGATATTACAGTTTTTCCCAATCCCATATCAAGCATTAAAGCACAAGCAGGATGGTTTATAATAAATTCTTCAGCATATTTTTGATAATCATGTGGCACATATTTCATCAAGCACTTCTCCAATCTTCGCCTTGTCATCTATGCAATAAACTAAAAATCCTAATGATTCTAATTGTCTTTTTCTCTTTATTTGAAGTGGTCGCATTTGCTTTCCAGGAGCTTTAAGCTCAATAAAAGCAAGCTTTCCACCTTCCATCATAATTAACCTATCTGGAACCCCTATCATTCCAGGGGAAACAAACTTTAATGCTAACCCTCCACGTTTTTTTGCTGAACAAATCAATGCTTTTTCAATTTCACTTTCTCTCATTTTCTCTCCTTTATTTATAGGTGAAACAAGATAAGAAACAAGGGGTAAAAAAACCTTACGCGTGTATATGCCTATATACGTACATATTTACTTCTTATTTATTATTATTTATCTAAATAGATAGTCTTGTTCCTTATTCCACCATACATCTAAAACTGGGTTAATTTCTAACTTCTTTGCTGAAACAAGACCTTGTAACAACCTAACGTCCTGTTCCTTTTGTTTCTATAATTTTAGTAACAAGATTTGATCTAATTATCATTATTCCATTCTCATAAATGCTCTTTGCTTATTGTAAATTGGAAATCTTGTAGCACCACTTTTTGTCCCATCGTAAGGTTTCCAGTTTTCAATTCTAGCCATTATTGCAGTAATCTCATAAGAATCACCCTTTTTAAGATTAGCTGAATCTTTGCCGAAACATTCACACCATATTTCCATAGAACAAACAATTTTACGTTTTACAGTACCAAATGCAGGACTACTTAGATCACCTCCACTTAAGAAATTTCTTCGTTCATATAAACTCAGAGAACTCCAATTCTCTGGTAGTAATTTTTCAAGATACTCTCTCACTAATCCCTCACGGTCATCAGTTTCCATAGCATCAGCCTGTTCATCTATAGCTAATTGGGCTTCGTCACCTTTAAGGAATAAATCTTCACCATTTCTATATACAAATAATGCTTCTGCCCAGATTTCATCTATTTCTTTTAAATCCCATGCCTTTTTAATGCTATTGCCACTAACTCTAACAGGCCAAAATCTACGGTTTCCAGTGATATCTCTTAAAAAACCTGTTTCACTATTTGTACTACCTACTATTACACACTGCCTTGGATGGCTTTCAACATTAACCCCATAACTAGCACGATATTTATCATCTGTTCTTGAGACAAAGGATTTTACTGTTTCTACATCTGTTTTCTTTATTCCAGCAAGTTCTCCAAGTTCAAGTAACCAATATCCTTGAAGTTTTTCAGCTGCAGCTTTATCTCTCATATCAGTTATAGTTAAACTGTCAGAAAACCACTTAGTTCCTAGTCTTTCAAAGAACGTACTTTTTCCTATACCTTGAGGACCATTAAGTATTAAAACACTATCAAATTTTGTCCCAGGTTCATAAATTCTTGCAACTGCTGCCACAAGTGTTTTCCTTATTACTGCCCTTGAGTAGTCATTATCTTCTGCTCCCAAGTAATCAATTAAAAGTGTATTTAGTCGTTCTATTCCATCCCAAGCTGGCAAAGCATCTAAATATTCCTTGATGGGATGGTATGCCCTCTCTGCTGCAACTGCAATAAGTGCTTCTTTTGTTTTAGTTGGCGACCAAACCCCATAGGTCTTATCAAAATACACTTTAAGTGCTGACATATCGGAATCATTCCACCCGCTTTTAACCTGATTCCAAGGTAATTTGCCTTTAACATCAATTCCGTCACGGTGCTGATTGTACGCTATACCCTTTAGATTTTCATCATTTTGCATAATAACAACAAGATTTTGTAGGTCATCTTTTATTTGTCCACTTTTATTGATAGATAACTTTTCGTGCCAATTATCATCAGTTATAGTGAATTCCGTACTTGCTTGTTCTATACGTTCCCGTGCTATATGTTTTTTAACATTCTCATCAACTACACATAAATCTTGCATTGCTTTATAAGAAGGTAATTTTGATGGAGAGGTAGCCTCATCAGTTTTACTATCAAGTTCCCCAAATTTATGAATCCTTACTAAATCAAATGCATTACATAATTTACTGCAAGCCGGGTCTGTAGCATGATGTGAAAAAGCAAACTTATCATCATAAACAAGTACACCAGCAGTTGAATCAGCAGTGATATAATCATATCTGCCATCCAGTAAACTTGGATTGTAAACATCAGATAGATATTTATCAATAGCTTCTCCAATGGTATAAGTTCTGCAAAATACTCCTATTAGCCCTTCCTTTGCTAAAGGATCTGCTTGCTTTGAAATGTTGTGTTTTACAATACTTGTCTGCCTTGAGGACACAGGCCACTGACTGCTATCATGCCAATCTTTATATCTTGAAAGCACCTTATCAGGGTCTAAAAGAACACCCTCTTGTTTTTCAAAAACAAAATCTGCATCGCTTGAGGTAGAGGGCCAATACATTAGTCTTGTGGGTTCATAAGTAGTATCATCAAATTGCTCTATACCAATATCTGAAGCTACCATCCTACTTACTGCTGTATATTCATCGGATGTAACATTTCGTGATAAAGGGATTATTAATCTAAATCTTGGTTTCTCAGGAGTGTGTTTATGGGTAGAATAAATACAGCAAGTAAAATCATAAAACATAGTAATTTGTTCCCATAAGCCACCATCTGCATAGTCCATATCAAGTGTAAGCATTGAGCGGTATTCAACAAACCCTGTTTTTCGCTTACCATCTTTTAATCTCCCACCAACGAATCCACCTACATCTTTAGCCTCATCCTGCTTAGGTTTTGGTAACTTTTTATATTCTAAAACACTCTCAGTGGTTCTATGAGTCTTGCTTACTTTATTTAATAAATCATCCCATGAAATCTCAATATTTTTCCATATTTTTTCTTTTCTTGAGTTTGCTACAGCTATTATCAAATTAACACCCCTCTATTAATCCTTTCTGTAATATTCACACTCGAATCCATCAGCACGTAATGGTAAGTCTTTAGCCCAAACTGGTGCAATAGCCATGATGTCACAAACTTCTTTAAGTGAACCAAATTTCATAGGAGCTTCAATAACCACTTCGTCATGTATGTGAATAACTATCTCATAGCCTTTTTCTGCTACTCGAAGCATAGCCTCAGCCAATAAATCACGAGCAGTAGCTTGAACTATATTTTCTACTAACTTTGGACCATAAGTTTCTATCCGCTCCCATTTCTTCGTAGCTCCAATCCCTTCATAGGTAATAGCATCTCTTCCAAACTTGTTAGGTTCAATTCTAGGTTTAATATAGGATAGCTTTCTGCCAGATGGTAAAGTGATAAATAGGATTCCACTTTCATAGTGGATTTTAATTTTACCAACAACTACAGAAGTTTTCTCCTTTACTGCCTTAAGTGATGCTTTATCAATGTTCCACCATAGCTTTGTTATATTAAGATTTGCCTGCCTCCAAGCAGTAACAAGTCCTTGAAGTTCTTCTTCCGCTACTCCCATATCAAGAGCACCCATTGCTGTTAATGCTCCAACAGAGCCACCATAGCCAAGTGCCAATTCTGAAATTTTCCCCTTTTGTCTAAGTGGTGAAGTCTTTGTAATTTCTTCAATAGGAACCTTAAACATTTGACTAGCACTGGCTTCATAGATTTTACCGTGAGTTTCAAACACATCCATACGCCATTTTTCACCTGCAATCCATGCAATCACCCTAGCTTCAATAGCCGAGAAATCCGCTACAATAAATCTGTGGTTAGGTTTTGGTATGAACGCTGTTCTAATAAGTTCCGAAAGCAAATGTGGTACACTTTCAAATAAAAGTTCTAAATCTTCAAATCTACCTGCTTTAACTAAAGTTCTTGCTAACGTTAAATCTTTCAAATGGTTTTGAGGTAGATTTTGTACCTGAACGAGCCTACCAGCCCATCTTCCCGTTCTATTTGCACCGTAGAATTGAAGTAACCCTCGTACTCTGCCATCTGGGCAAACTGCACGCTCTATGGCTTCATACTTTTTTATTGAGGTTTTTGCTAGTTGTAACCTTAAATTTAGTAACATTTCTACCTCACCATCAGATTCTTTGGCAAGGTCAGAAACTGCTTTTTTAGATAGGGAATCAATCTCTACACCATTTTCAAGGAGCCACTCTTTAAGCTGCAATACAGAGTTTGGATTGTTAAGTCCAGTAAGTCTTTGTGCCTTGGAAAACGTATCTTCCTTATGAAGCTTGTCGCATTCCATAGCTTTAGCTACCAATTCTCTATCAACAAGAACCCCTAGGTCATTAATTTGTTGGTCAAGAATATATATCTGTTGTTCACTTTTACTAATTGGATACTTTAATATTTTTTTACGAATTGCTCTTTCAACTTCAACATCTCGTTTGCAGTAGTTTTTAAATGTTTTCCATTTATCTACTTCATGCTGTGGCATATTTCTAGTACGCTGTTCATTTGTTTTGGTTGGTTTACATGGAATTGAAAAATATCTGATTAGATCCTTACCCTCTTTCATCTTTTGCTCTGCTAATCCCAAAACCTTTGACACACCATCAAGAGATAAAGGTAATCCTAAGCTTGCTGCTTGTACCGCTGTACATTGCCATGAGTTTGAAGATAATTTTTGATTTAAATACTTGGATAAACAAGTTCTTTCAAACTGTGCGTTAAAGGCAGTTTTAATAATATTTACATCTGTAAGTGATGTTATAATTTCATTAGGTAACTTTTCTCCACTTGCTAAATCTACAATTTGTACCTCAGCATCATCAAAAGCATAAGCAAACAGTAATATTTCAAAATGTGGTGAGGCGGTGTATGCATAAACACCGCTTTTTATTAAATCCACATCTGAGAAGGTCTCAATGTCTATTGCTAAAGTCCGCATACACCTCACCATCCTAGCTTAAAAAATCTTCATCATCAGCAGATGAGAAATCATCCTCAGCTCTGCTACGTCCACTAAGAGGTTCTCCATCTGCAAGCTTCTGTAGATTTCCAAGACCACAAGCTATTCCTCGATTTCCGTTAGAATTAAAGGCATAAAATGTGATGCTTGCTCTACCATAGCAACCACTGTAAACTTCACCTTGGTCCAAAATAGGCTTAACATTTTTATCTACAATTTGTGGCTTGTCCTTGCTATTAGCATTAATAAAATAACTGTTTTTATAAGCGTCATCATCTGGTCTATCCACATCCCCGTCACGAAGTGGTGTCTTTAAACTGGCTGGAATCTTACCTCCAAACTTTGCTTTACCTTCTTGCTTTGCAGCTTCAATAGCAGCCTTAATTTCATTAACTGTCTTTGTATCAGATTTTGCAATGATAAGGGAAACGCTGTACTTCTCGTCTCCACCATTAATTGATTTAGCTTCCCATACATTTGCGTAAGAGAAACGAGCCTTTCCTGTGATTACCTTTGTTTTGTTGTTATTTTCCATAATTATATTTCCTCCTTAAAATCTGCTTCTGCAGTATTATTTATTTTAATAGCTTGTCTTTTATCTGAACTAGGAACTAATGTGAACTTTCCTTTAGGTTTAGTTATTAATCCATCAAGTACTTGTGTAAATACTTTTTTCCCTAAGATTTTTTCAAGAGCAGTTATTCCTTTAAGGTTCTTTGAGAAGATTTCATCTTCTGAATACCCTGCTTCAGTAAGCTTTTCAATTACCACTTTTTCATCTCCATAGGTTCTATTACTTCTACCCTCTACTACTTTAAAACCCTCAAATTCCTCGCCTTCAATTGCTCTAGCTTCCGCCCATGCACATACATCTTTACACCAAGTTGCAATTTCATCTACTTGTGATAATATTTCTGTGATTTCATTTTTTGTAAGCAAGGATGCTTGTCTGAATTCAAATTTCGCCATTTCCAAGTTCTTCTCAGCTCTGGCTTTACAAGTAGCTTTTGCCCTGCAAAATTTACAAGTGTATTCGTTAGGACAAAATTCTCCTTCTCCATTCCAAGCAAGCTGTGCTGCTGGCTTTAATACATCCTCTGCCCAATTTAAGAGTTCTTCAGCTGATAATTCATAGGTTGAAATGTTATCCATTCGTGGCTGACAAATAGTCATACGTACAGTTTCAATATCATATAAACAGTCAAATAGTATCAACGCACCCAGTGCATAAAGCTGCATTTGTGGATTGCCTTCTGCTGATACTGCTACACCTTTTCCACCTTTTAAGTCCACTATTTCCAGTGTTCCGTCTGCTACAATTATAAGATCACCTGTACCAAATCCGCTCTCAACATATTTTGAGAAATCAAGTTTTTGTTCCAGCAAAATTATTGGATCTTTACACCTTTGCTTTGTTGCCTCAATTAATTCAATTGCAAAAGTCACATAAACTTCTACCGCTTCCTCAATTTCAACATTAAAAAATTCGCTGGAGTTCAACTCCTTTAGCTTTTTCTTATAAGTGCTTTCTTTTATTGCTCCAATATATTTGCTGAGTTTTAATTCCCCTAATTCGTGCATAAACGTTCCCTCAGCCGCAAATACGCTTGTAGTGTTCTCAAAGGTTTCTTCAAGTCTTGCACTAGGGCCACACTGAATCCACCTATGTGCAGAGCTTGCAGAAAGTAAAGCGTGTGTTCCCATTAAAGTACCTCAGCTTCTTTTAAAAGTTCTTCATAGCAAGTTGGATCAATGTCAGTAAGTTTCTTTGCCCCATATTTGGTTATTAAATCTTTAACCTTACTCTGTTTTCCAGATTGGCTTAATGAAGCAAGTTTTGCTCTAACATCTTCTAAAGCTATAGTTTTAACTTTTTCTTTTTTAATTTCTTCATTAACCAATTCTTCATTTTTATTTTCAGTTTTAACCTCTGACTCTTTAACTTCAATTGCTTGTTCTTTTTCTATTGGTAAAACAGTACCTGATTTCATTTGTGGCAGTGCTTCAGCAAAAGCTAGTAAAGCTGCCATAAGCTCTGGTGATTCTAATTTCACCGTTACATTAATATCCATATTATTCCTCCAATTAGTTATTTATAAATAAGTTTTATCTAATACTTTGTATGTTTTTTTATCACTTCCTTTTCAGCTCCCCCAATGACTTTGGAAGCTATTTCTTAAGGTCTCAATGAATAAACTTCCTTATACATACAAACAATAGGCATGAAAATAAAAATCTTATATATATTAGCATTTATGCTATTAGCAAAGGTGCTAACAAAATTGATTTTACATTATTGCCAAAGACGTTTCATTAGTGGCTTTGAGGTAAGGTAGGTAAAATATATGGTCGATACCAAAGAACAGTACATCAGACAATTTGATACAGGTGAGTATCTAGCAAAACTTAGAACTGAAAAAAAAATACGACTAACTGATGCTGCACGTGCACTAGGGATTTCACCACCATACTTAAAAGAAATTGAAAAGGGATTGAAGCTTCCCTCAGATATGTTAATTCGTTCTATAGCTGATTTTTATCAAATTCCTGAAGATGAATTGTTTAGACGCTGGGGCAAAATTCCGCTATTAGCACGTGAACAGTTTAATGAAATGCCAGACCTTCAGAAAGTATTATCAGATGTTAGAAAACAGAAAATTTCTGAAGATGACAAAGAACACGTAATTGATGAAATTACAGAACTTTATAAAAGATTTCTTCAACGCATAAGTAAAGATAAGGACGGTGATTAATGTGAGAAATCCAATTATAGATGCCTTCGAAAGGTTTCTTTTACGATATTTTACATATTTACAGACCATTCATATTAAAGATATGATTACCATGTTCACCGCTTTATATGCTGGTTCAGTACTCACTTTATGTATTTTTTTATGGATTTGGATTAAAGCTAAGGTTGTATTTGAAGATATAAAAGACCCTAACATTATAGTAGCTAGATTTTACGTAGGAGGGGTTTATGAAACACAAGTTAGATCTGATGTGTTTAAAAGTTTTAGTTCTATACTGAATGTTACTTTTGCACTGATTATTGCTAATCATACAAAAAATACTAAAGTGTTTGTTTGGCAGGTTAGAAAACTCGAAAAATTAGTTGCAGTTGCCTTTGCTATTGCTCTTTTACTTGCTGCATTCGGTGTAATGTGTGCATTAGACACTGAGCTTCCCCCTGGATATAAGCTTCCTGTTAGGAGTCATTCTGAGGTGAAGATAATTAAGTGATATGTAAAAATGTAGTATAAAAAAATCCCTTACACCATTATGATGTGAGGGATTTTTTAATGTGATGTTGTTTTATTTAATGTCATTAATTTATTTTGAATTATATAAACAATTGGAAGTTCAAAATCTATTTTGTACTTATTGTAATTAATAATCACAAGTAGCTATACCGTGTAATTGGACTTTAATTATACTTTTATGAACTCTTCATATTTTATTATTAACTATAACAACATAACTGTTACTAATGCAAGGCTTATGCTATTTAAATTTTATACAATTACATTTACTCTATTTTTTATAATTATCAAAATCTATAATATTTGATTTTAAATTACTATTTTCAAATCCATAATCTTTTATATTTTCTGTAGTTTTACGTGTTACCTGTTCATGCATTGCCTTAATATTATTATTTGCATAACTATTCTCTATATTTTCATGAGAATTTAAATTTTCTTTTTCAACTAATTCCTCTAATTCCTTAATAGATTCATAATAAATTTTATTCTTTTCTTCAAGTTCTTGTATTTTATCTTTATTTTTATTGTTCAAAATATTTTTTTTATTTGCTTCTATTATATTCTTTATGATAATTATAGAAGGTGTAACAAATGCTAGTCCAACAAATAAATGACAATACGGAGGACTATTGTGTGAAATTTCTTTTATATCTAAAAATCTCTCATCTCTAGATTTTTTATTAATAAAAGAGCTGCCTAACAATTCTACTGTATTTGTTTCTGGAAAATAACTTCCTACTATAGGTCTTTCTAATCTATTAAAGTATTTTATAAAACTCGTAAAATATTTTTCTTGTATATCTTCTTTTACTTTAAGATCTTCATCTTCTAATTTATTTCCTATAATCAGATTTTTTAGAAAATCAATGTCAAATTCATCTTTTTCATAATTCCTTAAAATATCCTCATATTTATTTTTAATTTCAGTTAAATCTTTATTAATTCTTTCTTTTTTGGATTTATCTAAGTCCTTTATTTTGTCAATAGTCAAATTATATATTTTATATCCATTTTTATCTTCTTCATCAAAAACAACCTCATGAAATGAAGTCTTATCTATCTTTTCAAGATGTTTAGAACCTAAATATTTATTTATTTCCCTAAATAGTTTAAATTTAAAATTTAAACTCATAATATTCTTAGATGGAATAATACTAATTGGGTTACCAAAATGATAAAAGTTTTTAAATTCATCCTCATTATTCAAATCTAATTTATTTGTTTTTTCTAGAAATTTATAGCAATTATTATAATTAAATGACTCATCTACTATAAATATATTTTCTTGCTTTATTCCTGAATTTAATCTATTAGAGATTGAGTTAATTAAATCTGATTTATAATAATTGCTAGCCAATTTAGCAATAAAATCTTGAATCTGCCAAGGTGTAAATATCTTGCAATTATTTCTTTCTAATTCAATCTCTAGTTTCTTGTAAATTTTCTTACTTTGCAT